TTGGCCTGAGATGGCTGAATTTATAGCTGAAAATCAAACAGGAGATATACCTTGGACACGCACTGAGGTTCACGTAAAGTATTATGATGAGCCAATTTCCAGGATTGTTGGAAGTATGGGTAATAGTTTAGTTGACATAGGAGACTATATGTTAAACTTATTACGCAATGGTAACGTAGAGACTGTAACACTAAAGAAACTGTAAAGAGAGGAGTGACAAAAATGATACGCCAAGAAGGAAAAAGGTATGTAGTGTACAATAAAGCTGGACGGGTAGTTATTATTACAGTAAATAAGAAAATAGCAGATCAAATTGATAACCAAATGAAAGAGAGAGATTTATGACACGCACTAATGAAAAACTAGCTGAGAAGATTGCTAAAGAAGCACTTATAGAAGATACACGCCCACAATGGGAGATAGAACGTGAGCGCAGAGAGTTGGAGTACAACAATGCCGCACACTTTTTAAAGGATGAACAAATAGAAACACTAAAGTTCGTTATGAAGACTATACAAGATGCAGACTGGATGCTTCACGAATCTTATGAGCTAGGTACAGACGAAATGAAGGCTATTGACAGATCAGAATGGAAATTACGTGTAGCATTTCCTGAACTATACGATCATATACGCAACGAAAGAATGGGAGATTAATATGGCTGGATCAGCTTTCTGGGAAGGTATGTTGTCTGAAGGACAAGTAGACTTCATCATAGATGAGTGTAAGAAGAGCTTAGCGTTTGGTGATTACTTTGATACTTATTCATCTAATGATAATATCACATCAGAGACTACGCAGTACCTAGTCCATGTGACTACACTGCTAAACAAGATGGTTAAAGCTAAGGAACACATTAATTTTGTAGAAGGGAAGTAGTATGTTTATATCTATAGAGAAGAAAGACACCATGTCATATGATGTAGTGGAGTTCCAAGACGATGATCACAGTATTAATATGCTGGAAGGTAAGAACCTCTTAGACATAGACTTGTATGAAAGCGTAGAAGCTGACCTAGAAGACACCCTGCACCAGATCAACTTGGAGGGCTATCTATAATGTTAGGATGGCAGATAGCTTTACCTTGGCTGGTTCTTTACGTAGGTTTATTTATCTATTTTATAGTGAGGGGCAATGATACTTAAACTTAAACATACATCTTCTATATCTGATGTAGTAGAGTATTACTTAGCGTCTAAGTCTTTTCTTAGACTTAAGGGTAACACACAAAAAGAGTACGAGAGCAGCTTAAAGGTTGCTCTCAGTACACCCACCTTATATGGCAAGAAGTTAGGAGAAACTAAGATAAACAAATTCAAGACTAAATGTGCCAATCATGTATACGAACAGTGGCTAGACAGAGGGGTAAGCAGAGCTAACAAAATATCAACTATCATGTCTATCATATTCAACAAGGCTATCAGTTTAGATATACTGTGGCACAACCCAATGATAGGCATTGATCGTGTACCTAATCCACCACGCAAAGTCATGTGGACACCTGAGCAAGTCAACCTATTCTTAAGTACAGCCTACCGTGAATGGAAATGGCGTAGCATAGGCTTGATAGTCCAGATGGCTTACGAGTGGGCGCAACGTCTAGGTGACATGAGGCTAATAACTTGGGATAAGATAGACTTAGACAATCAACGTATGGACTTAACACAGAGCAAGAGAGGAGCAGACGTACACCTACCTATCAGTGATGAACTGATGCATATACTTAAACAGCAACACAACAGCTTTGGCTTTCAGAGTTTTGTTGCACCTCAGATCAACCCTAGTGACGGGGCATACAAACCATACAGAAAGGATAACTTATCTATCTACATTAACTCTATCAAGCAAGCCGCTGATTTACCAGCAGAACTTACAGCTATGGACATGAGGCGTACCGCTATCACTGAGATGGTTGAGGCTGGTGTGGATGTCATGCAGATCAAACAGGTCAGTGGTCACAAGAATATACAGTCACTAGACCCCTACATCAAGCACACGTTTAGTGGTGCGTCCAGTGCATTAGCCCAGCGCCAAGCACACAAAGTAAAGGAGGAAACATAACATGGACATTAGAGCCTACCTAGATACACTGGAACTGAATGACGGGCAGAGTCTACGCAAGAACTGTCCTAGCTGTAGAGCTAAGAACACGTTCACTGTGCTAAACGATGGTGGCTCTATAGTCTACAACTGTTACAAGCTGGACTGTACGCTGAGTGGTGCATACCACACTAACATGACCGCACAAGAGATCCAGCTACGCCTAGCTAAACATAAGTTGTCTACCCCACCTGAGCCTGAGACTATGGTGATACCTGAGTATGTGGTGGAGCCTAGCCCAAGAGAGACGCCCCTGTTCTACGAATACGTCACTGATTGGGATATACCTAGTGAGAACCTAATGTATGATGTCAAAGATACCAGGATAGTGTTGCCTATTTACCACAGTGGTAGAATGATTGACGCTAATGGTAGGTCACTGACAGGTAAACAACCTAAGTGGTTTAGGTACACAGGTGTGGCAGACTACTACATAGTGGGTAAGCCAGAGAACAACACCCTGATTGTAGTTGAAGACATGGTGTCAGCTATGATAGCTAATCAGATGGTTACTAACTTATCAGCTATGGCTATCTTAGGAACTAGTTTAACGTTAAAGCATATGGCTAAGATAGGTGAGTACAGCAAAGTAATTGTAGCACTTGACCCTGATGCAGCACATAAGACGTTGATATTTAAGAAAGAAATAGAGTTATGGTCAGGTGTAGAAACTATAGCTTTGAGGCTTGACGATGATATAAAGTATCGTGTAGTATCCGACATAGATAAATTAAAGGAGATGGTATGACTGACTTAGAAATGTTCTTACATGAGATGGGGCTTGACAAGGTACACGAAAAGGGTGTATCAGATGAACCAGACACTAGACACTACTACTTAGTTAAAGGCTACTACAATGATCCACGCAATGACAATGGAGAGGTATCTTTCTGATGATTGAAGTAACATATGTAAATCACATGGGTAATGACATGACAGTGGTTAATGCCGCTAGGGTTAGCTTTGCTAAAGAATCCACATGGGATGATTACAACAGTGAAACAGAACAGTATGTCTTGAAGGACAAAGACCGTAAGCTGGTACACTACTTAGCTGAGCATGGTCACTACAGCCCTTTTGGACATTGCTTTGCATCCTTCCACGTTAAAGCACCAGTGTTTGTAGCTAGACAGTTAGTCAAGCATAAGTTCCTACGCTGGAATGAGATTAGCCGTAGGTACGTAGACAGTGAGCCTGAGTTCTATGAGCCTGATGCGTGGCGTGGTAGAGCAGAAGATAAGAAGCAGGGCAGTGAAGGCACAGTAGCCATCTACATGGATCAGGAGATGCAGTGGCACAGACAGCTAACTTCCTACACTAACCTGATAAACAATGGTGTGTGTCCAGAGCAAGCACGTATGGTGCTGCCTCAGAGCATGATGACTGAGTGGTACTGGTCAGGTAGCCTTGATGCCTTTGCTGATATGTGCAACCTTAGATGTGCAGGTGACACACAACTAGAGACTAGGTTGGTAGCTAATGGAATCTGTAACAGCATGAAGGAATGGTTTCCTACATCGTGGTTTGCTTTAAGATTGGAGAAGTAGAATGAGTATGTGTGGTGAGATAGAAAACTTACAAAGTGAGATAGCACGTAAAGAAGAAGAACTGATGTCATTCTTTAACGACATTAGCCTTACAGAAGATATAATTGAGGAAGCTACTATTGCTACTAAACTTAATACTTGTGCCTGTGAAATAGAAGACTTAGAAAAAAGATTAGAGAGGTTAAAATGATGTGGGCCTTAGTGTGGTTAGAACTAATCAGTGGTCAGAACCTAGAGTATTATCACATAGATAGTTATACTACGTATGAACAGTGTGAAGTACAAAGAAAGCTGGCTGAAGTAATGGTAACGCATAACGGCATAGGTGTCGTATGTTTAGACGTAACAGGAGAATAATATGTGGGCAGTGATGTTTGAGATAGAAGGTGGTGAATGGGCATACGACACAGGCAAGCAAGTCTTTACTAATTATGATGCGCCTTTAGTTTTTACTGATAAAGAAAAAGCTATGGCTCAGGCTAAGAAGTGGAACACAGGTATCGTTGTGCCTTGGCTGAGAGAGTTTGATGAAGAAGAACGTCAGGCATCTATACAGAGGGATCAAGCTAACAATGTTTACAGTTGAATTTGAATCTGATGCCTCAGTAATAACTACACTAGATCAACAAGGAAAGTTTGAAGATGTTGAAGTTGTAATTGCAGATAACAATGTAGTATATTTTAGGCAGTTTGATGATGAACTGGCTGAGTATCAACTATTGCATATGAGCCACCAACAATTCCTAGATATATTGTCTGCATACAAATCACCTGAGGGTGCGTACCAGATAGATTTTACGAAAAGAGAGAAAGATAATGGAGTTAGCACTACTTAGAACACTAATGGACAAGGACTTCTATGATAACCATAGGGGCATACGTACACCTGACAAACTATTTACTAAGGATGTGCGTAAGATCAAGAGCACTATAGACTACGCTATGGAAACGTATGAGAAGAACCTGACTGTTCCTGAGTTAGAAGGTTTGTTCTTTACTCACAACGCTACTATCACAACTGCAAACAAAGAAACATATAAAAACTTATTTGAAAGGATTGGCAGACAAACGCCTATGTCTGAGGCCATAGCTGAAGAAGTGTTAGGTAAGATGTTTCAACAGGTAGTAGGTGAAGAGATAGCTAACTTAGGGTTTGATTACGTTAATGGCACTGAGAATAGTTTAGAGCCTATGCGTAAGATACTAGATGATTATCAAGATGATTTTATGCCTAATCTTAAGATTGATTGGGGTGACATATCTATAGACAATCTACTGCAAGCTAACGATGTACAGTCTAAGTGGAGGTTTAACATACCATCCCTGACTAGTAGAGTAGAAGGTATTAGTGGAGGACACTTAGTTATTGTAGGTGCTAGACCTAACACAGGTAAGACATCCTTTCATGCGTCACTACTAGGTGGGCCTAATGGTTTTGCTAGTCAAGGTGCTAAGTGTATTGTCTTGTGTAATGAGGAAGCATACGAGCGTGTAGGAGCTAGGTATCTTAGTGCGGCTACCTCCTTGTCTATGGAAGAGGTGAAGGGCAACTACGCCTTAGCTGCGTCACGCTACGAGCCTGTCAGAGAGAACATAAACCTCTATGATTCTACAGGCAAAGACATGGCGTGGGTTGAGGCTATTATAAAAGCTTATCAGCCTGACATAGTAGTTTTAGATATGGGCGATAAGTTTTCAAGTAAGACCAGTGACAAGTCAGATGTGTATCTTAAGGAAGCTGCTATCCATGCACGTAACATAGCTAAGCAACACGACTGTGCTATTATCTGGATGTCACAGCTAAGTGCTGTAGCTGAAGGTAAGGTGTACGT